TGGTGGCATCGGCATTAGTTACTGTGAGGCGTGGGCAAGCTTTGAGGCTTTTTATGCCGACATGGGTGACAGGCCGGAAGGCGGTTCGCTTGACCGGATTAACCCGCACCTCGGATACAGCCCCGATAATTGCCGCTGGATACCCAATAACGAGCAATCGCGGAACCAGCGCAAAACTGTCCGGGTAGTGCTGGATGGGGAAGAGATGATCCAAGCCGACGCCGCACGACGGCTCGACATTCATTCCTCGCAAATCCTTCAGTGGCGCAGACGGCCTGACTTGATGCCAGCCACTCTTAGCAATCGCCTCCAACTCCAGTCGAGGACCGCATAATGGACCTGATGTACCGCGCCACCGACAAGGCAGCATGGGATGCCTATGCAGCCATCGTCAGCCTCACTTCTGACGGGCAGCCTCTGGGCTGTTATATCGACTGTATAGGCCAGATAGTCACAACCCCCGCTGTCATTGACCCCGAGACGGGCGATGTGGTGTCCCCCGCTGTCGTGGATGAACACTTCCACGTGAACGTCCGCCTCACGCAGATCGCCGGACCCATGCCCGATCCGGTGCCCGAGGACTACGTGCAGCAGGGCCACGATCCTGCCGTGCTGGCTCAAGGTGGCGAAGGCGTCGAGTGGGTTGATCCCGCTTCCGTAGACAACCCCCGGCGCATCTGGGCGGGGGGGATGAGCTACTATACTCCCGTAACCACGGAGGAATGAAATGAAGGTTAAACTTATTCGCCCGTTCACGTGTGCGCCGGAAGGCCATACGGTGGTGCGCTTTGAAATGAACACGATCCTGGAAGGCGAACTCGCAACGCTGGCAATGGCAGAAGGTGCCGCTATCGAAATTGCAGAAGCCCCGCCTCTTGAAGCAAAGGTCGAAGCAAAGGCCGAAGCCCCCGCCAAGAAGAAAACCAAGAAGGGCTAATCCATGAGCCTTCGCGCCGCCGTACCGTTTTATCAGTTCCGTGGTTCGGTCCTCACATCGGCACCCGCTACCGAGCCGGTGACGGCGGCGGAACTTCGCACCCATCTCCGCACCGATTCGACCGAGCTTCCCGATGCGGAGGCTAATGCCTTGATCACGGATGCACGTACCGAGATCGAGAACATGACGGGCCTTGCCTTTATCAGTCAGTCGTGGCGGCTTTCGCTCGACCGTTGGCCGTCTGGCGGCGAAGCTTGGTGGGATGGTGTGCGCGAGATGTCGATCACGGAACTTTACCGCACCAGCACCATTCAAAGCCTTGTGGTCCCGCGTTGGCCGTTGGTGTCTATCACATCGGTCACGGTCTATGATGAAGATAGCAACGCCACGGTGGTCACGGTTGCCGATACATTCGACGTTGATACCTATCAGACTCCGGGGCGATTGACCCTCAAGCGCGGCCAGACTTGGCCGGTTGCCTTGCGTGCCAATGATGCGATTCAAGTGATCTATGTGGCTGGTTATGCCAATGCGGCAGCCGTGCCTAGCACCATGAAGCGGGCCGTCAAGCAACTCGCGGCTTTCCTCTATAGCAACCGTGGCGATGACTGCGATGCAAGTGATGCCTATGACGCATCCGGCGCTTCGGTCATTATGGCTCAATATAAGGCCATGAAGATATGACATATCCCAGCAGTCTCGACATTGCGCGCGGGCTGGCTTCGGGTTGTCGGTCGTTCAACAAGTTCGGGCGCAATATTTCCATCGGTTCCAGCTTTACGCCTGTCACACGTTCCGGCTTCTATCGCACGCCCCAAGCGAATGCGGCGGTTAGTCTCCGCATCAAGGCAGGTGGCAATGCGAACGACACGGCCAACGGTTCCGGCGGCAGAGAGGTCACGCTCGTAGGGATCGATGCCAATGGCAACCAGCAAGTCGAGGCGCTTGCCACGGCTGGGGCTTCGGCCAGTGCGGCAACGACCACATCATTCATCCGGTTGTTCGATGCCTATGTCTCGAAGTCTGGCACCTATGCGACCCAATCCGCCGGATCACATGCCTCTACAATTGTGATTGAGAGGTCTACAGGCGGCGAGGATTGGGCAACCATTGCGGATGGCGCACTAGGCCGTGGCAAGACTGAGATGGCGGTTTATACAACGCCGCGTGACCGAAGTGCCGCACTTCACAACGTGACCATTTCGAGCGATGCCGACAAGAAGGCGAACATCGTCCTGTACAAACGCGAGAATATCCTTGAGACGGCGGCACCATATACATCGATGCTACTCGTGACCGAGTATCCTCAGAGTTCCGGCCTTATTGATGTTGTCTTCGATCCGCCACTCTACTTCCCGCCATTGTGCGACTTCGGCTTCCTTGCCAATGTATCGGCCAGCACCGTCGATGTCTCCGTCAACATGGACATCATGGAGTTTATCCCGCGATGATTAAATGTTGCGATATGAACTCTGGCAAGCTCAAGGAGCCGGTGACGTTCCAACGGCGCACGCTCACAAGCGACGGCGCAGGGGGACAGACGGAATCATGGGCCACGGTATCGGGCGCGCCGACGCGGGCGCACGTGATGCCCACGAGCGGCTCGGAGCGATATTCGCATGATCGGGTAGAAGCCACGGTTCGGCTTCGCCTTGTGGTGCGCTATACCTCGGCCTTGCTCGAAAGCGACCGCGTGCAAATCCGTAACAAGGTCCACAACATCCGCTTCATCGACAACATGGAATTTGCCAACAAGTGGCTCCAGATCGACGTTGACGGAGGCGTGGCGGCGTGAGGGACGTCAAGGTCGAGATCAAGGGCATCCAAGAGGTCAACGCGGCCTTGCGGGCCTATGGCAAAGACCTTGGTGCCTCGCTTGCCTTGATCATGAAAGCAACTGCTAGTCAAGCATTGACCGGCGTCAGAAATTCGATCACGCAAGGGCCGAAGACGGGACATGTTTATTATCGTATTCCCGGCGATAAGGTTATGACCGTAAGGCGTGGCGCGGAAGATGGGCCGATTGTTGCAGTTTTCAATGCAAGCGGGAAACAAAATCTATCATTGAGGCATCAATCATCGGCTCCAGGACAAGCACCGGCGAACGATACCGGATCACTTCTTCGATCTCTATATTTCCATGAAACGGGAACATCATTCAAGATCGGCAGCCCGCTTCCATATTCGCGTTATCTTGAGTTCGGAACACGTAAAATTGAAATGCGTCCAGCTTGGGTGCCGAATGTCGAGAAGCGCATTCCGATCATGTTGAAAAATATTAAAATCGCCATCGCCAAAGCCAAGTCCCGCGCGGAGAAAACCACAAAATGAAATCCGATGACCTCCAAACGGCAATCTATACGCGGCTAAATAATTCGTCCGTCACGAGCCTCTTGAGCACCTATTACAGCCCACTGGTTGCCATCTTCTCGGATGTGCCACAAGCTGCCGATTCGGAGCTAGAATCCGCCTTCCCGTTTATCACTATAGGCGGTGACACTATCAATCCGTTCGACAGCAAGGATGATCTCGGCGGATCGGCGGTGGTGCAAATTGACGTATGGGATCGCGCCACATCAATGCTTGATCTCAAGGCCGTGGTCGATGCCGTAGACAACCGACTTCGCCGCCAGCCCCTTTCCATTTCCGGCGTGACCCACATCACCACGGAACTCGATTCTTGCAATTTTTCGAAAGACCCGGATGGGAAGACCAAACGTGCCTTGATCCTGTACCGTGTATTGTGGATTGCATAGTTTCCGTGATATAATTCGGCCAAACCAAGAGGATGAAGCATGGCTATTTCAGGCCGAGCAGTGAGGATCAGCCGAGCCGGATCGAATATCGTTGGTGCTCGAACTGATAGCGTCACGATCAATAATGAGCCGCTCGACATCACCGACAAGGATGATTCCGGCTGGCGCACCATGCTTGCCGATGCCGGTCTTCGTTCGGTGTCGCTCGAAGTAGAAGGCGTGTTGAAAAATGATGCGCTTCTGGTTGATAGCGTTGGCTCTGCTTCTACCGCTCTTCTCAAAGAATGCGTGGTGACGATCTCCGGCATCGGCACACTAACCGGCGATTTCTTTCTCAACAGTGTTCAGCTCGGTGCCGAGCAAGGCGATGTCGTGACCTTCACGGCTACCTTGGAAAGCGGTGAATCCATGACCGCGACTATCGGACCTTACAACACGGTGCTTCCGGCTATCACCGGCACGCTCTCCGGAACCAATGTTCAGACCACGACCAATGGCACATGGCTCGGAGATGCGACTATCACTTATGCCCGCCAGTGGCAGCGCGGCAATAATGCCGATGGCAATGATCCGTCATGGGTTAATATCGCATCGGCAACGGGCTTGACCTATACTCTCACCGGATCGGACACCGGAAAATATATCCGGTGCCGTCTTACCGCCACCAATAGCGTAGGCTCCACGGTGGCATTCTCTAACATTCGTGGACCTGTGACCTAAGAAAGGACTAAGAAATGGCTGCTATCTCTGGCCGTAAAGTTCGCATCAAGCGCGGCAGCACTGCCGTTGCCGGTGCGCGGGCCGATTCCTTGACGATCAATAACGAACCCATCGACATCACCGAGAAGGACAGCAACGGCTGGCGCACCTATCTTGCCGACGTTGGCGTTCGCTCGATTGATGCCGAGGTCGAAGGCATCCTTGAGGATTCCACCTTCCTGGCTCTCGCGGTCGGCACGGCTTCGGCATTGCTCGAATCCTACACTCTTGAGGTCGATACGATTGGTGACTTCACCGGCAACTTCTACCTCGCCTCCTTTGCGGTGACGGGCGAACAGGCCGACGCCACGACATTCACGGCGTCTATTCAGTCTTCCGGCACGATCACATTTACTCCGGGCTAATAGAACATGGCAGTTTTCCGCGAGCTGACAATCAAGTGGAAGGGCGAGGAATATACGATCTCGCCTTCTATGAAGCTAATGCGCTCTATTGAAATGGGCGATATTAGCTTCACCGACATCGCTGTTCGTACAAGCCAAGGTCGCCCGCCGATCTCGCACATCTCTTTTGTTCTTGCGAAGATGTTGCAATCGGCTGGCGTGAGGGTGAACGATGAACAAGTCTATGAAGAACTCATCTCCGGTTCACAAGACACTGTGACCGAATTGATTTCAATCGTTCTCACGGCATTCTCACCGAGCAGCGATAAGCCAAAAAATCAAGACGCCCAGACCGAGAGCCAGTCGAAGGCGAGGGCGGAGGAGAACGAGACAAACTAGACTGGAACGGGATGTATCTTTGGGCGAGGGAATGGGGCATTCAGCCTAGCGAATTTTGGGCAATGACAATTTCCGAATGGTGGCTAGAATACGAACTCAAGGCACCGCAAGACCCCAAGGGAACATATGCCGGTAAGCTGACAAGGGCCGATGTTGAAGAACTAAAGGAATATATGAAGCATGGCTCAAGTAAGCGGAATTGAAGTCACAATAGGTGGTAATACAACCGGCCTAGATCGAGCACTAGGTAAGGCTGAAAATTCGTTAAGCAGATTTGCAAAAGGCGCTGCGGCTGGAATCGCCGGGGCGCTTTCTGCTGGCGTGTTTGTTGCGGCTGGTAAGGCGGCTCTCAATTACGCGGATAATATCGGAAAGGTCGCTCAAAAGGTTGGCATGACAACCGAGGAGTTGTCTGGCCTAAACTATGCCGCAAAACTTTCTGATGTTTCTCTTGGTCAATTGCAATCCTCTCTCGGCATTATGGCCCGCAAAATGGGTGATAGTGCCGAGAGCTTCCAAGCATTTGGTGTGTCGCTTCGGAACAATGACGGCACAATGCGGTCAAGCAATGAAGTCCTCATGGACATTGCTGATCGCTTTGCCAAAATGCCGGATGGTATTCAGAAATCTCAATGGGCGCTGGAACTCTTTGGACGATCAGGTCTTGATCTGATTCCATTGATGAATGGTGGCTCTCAAGCCATTGCACAAGCAACGAATGAAGCACAACGCTTTGGTGTTGTGATCTCTCAAGAAGCGGCAGCTGGTGCCGAGCAATTCAACGACAACATCACGAGGCTCACGCAATATGCTCAAGGTGCGGTCAGCAACTTTACATCCGGCCTAACACCAGCACTTGTTAATGTAACTGAAGCACTTATCAATAGTGCTGGGTCAACAGATATATTTAAAACGGCAGGTGAAGCCGCTGGCCGAGTTCTTGAAGGCACAGCACGAGCCGTGATTATTGTGAAAGATAATCTTTCTTTGCTCGGCCAAGTAATGCAAGGAATTGGGCTGGTTCTTTTCACACGTTATGTGTTCGGCGCTGCCGCTGGATTCATTAGCTTTGCGAAAGCGGTCAAGGCTGCTGGTGTTGTTATGGCCGCTTTCAATGCGGTTAAAAACGCAAGCCTTGCTGGGTTCATAGCAATTGCCGTTGGTGTCGCATTAGCCACCGATAGTGTTGATGAATTAAAGCGCGGGCTTGATATGATATATCAGACCGCAAAAGATTTGGCTCCGCAATTGGTTGACGCTGGCAAAGCAGCAGCCGATGCTTTCGGCATTGATCTTTCTGGGCTTGAGGCTGAGATTAACGCTGCACGCAAAATGATTTCTGGTGATGGTGGCGAAGTGTTTACTCCACCCGCCATCCCCGGTGCTGGCGGTGGCGAAAAAGATAAGACGCGGGAGCCAGGAATCTACCGTGAGGAAGACCCATTCTTCATTGACAGGCTCGACGCCATCCGCGAACAGTTCAAGACTGAGCGCGAAATCTTGGCGGAAGAATACACGCTCAATCAAGAAGTGCTTGATAATGCACTAGCGAACAAGCTCCTTTCCGAGCAAGAATATTATGAGTTGTCAAAGAAGCTCGCAGAAGATCATGCGGCTGCTCTTGCTACGATTCAGCAAGCATCTATAAGTCAACAGCTTTCCGATCTTGGCTCTGGTTTTGGAAGCATGGCTGCGGCATTTCAGAACGGCGGAAAAAAGATGCTTAAAGTATCAAAAGCATTTGCAGCAGCGCAAGCGATTGTTGCCACAATTCAAGCAGCAGTTGACGCCATGAAAAATCCACTTCTTGTAGACCCTGCTTCAAAATTTGCGGCCTATGCCGCCGTTTTTGCCAAAGGCATGAGCGCGGTTGCTGCTATCAAGGGCGTCTCCGAAAGCGGTGGAGGCGGTGGTGGAGGTGGTGGCGGAGGCGGCTCAACACGTGGCGGTGCCGGTGCGGCGGCTGCTGGTGGTGGTGCGGCGGCTCCTACACCAACCACAACCTTCTCATTCACCCTCATGAACGACCCGATGGGCTTCGGTGAGAAGTTCGCGCGGCAATTCATCGACCAATTGAACAGCACGCAACGCAACGGCGGGCAGATTCGTGGAGTGATCGCCTAATGTCTGGCACAAAGATTAGTAGCCTCTCTGCCTTGACCGGGGCAAACACGGCCACGGACGATCTATATCTTGTGGTCGATGTTAATGTACCGGAGACTAAGAAGCAGACCCGCGCGGAGCTATTCAAGAATATCCCGGCTGCTGACTTCGCGGGTGCGAATGTCTTCAATGATGCCGGTGCTGACGTTGATCAGCGGATGGAGGGGGATACGGATGCGAATCTCTTCTACCTCGACGCATCAACGGATCGGATTGGCATCGGCACGGCCACGCCAACGGCAAAGTTTCAAGTCAATGGGTCGTTTGGATTCGCAGCGCCAATTGTTGTAACGACAGATTACACAGTTGCAGACACGGCCTATTACATCATCTCTAATAGAGCGGCCAGCAACACGCTCACGCTCCCGGCTGTAGCGTCGAGCGCGGGGCGCGTTCTAAGGGTCATGACTCGCACTAATCAAACAGTAGTATCTGCATCATCAAACGTCACGCAAAAAGGCGGCGGCGCGGCAACCACGGCTATCCTACCAGCTGTTACAGGTGGTGGGGCATGGGCGGAGCTTGTCTGCGATGGCTCAACGTGGCTGATCGTGGCAGCCGGGACAATTCCATAATGACCATCTCAACCGCCAGCTATACCGTTTCAATGAATGAGCCGCTGAACCATGCGCGGATACTCTACGCGCCTCTTGGCGGTACGGTGACGGCGGATGGCAGCAATGGCTCATATGCCCAGAACGATTACACGATGCAAAGGTGGTCGCTCGTTCCCGGCACGAACCATTGGACGCTGCTCACCGCAACCGATGCCGATCTCGATTGCGTGTTTATTGCGGCGCACAATCTCGCCGGAAAGACGGTGACCATCTCGACGGAAGCAACCACCGGAACGAGCTTCGTCACCCGTGCCACGGTCACGCCAACGGACAACACGACCATTGGCATCTTGTTCAATCAAGGATCGGGCTATCCCCATGTCATTCGTCAGGTGAGAATATCGGTCAATGACGGGACGGATATTGCTATCGGTGTGATCAAGGTTGGCAAGGCCTTGCAAATGCCAATCCCGATCTATGGCGGGCACCGGCCCTTGAACCTCAACCGTGTGACGGAAGCGCAGCAACAGTTCAGCGAGGCAGGGCAGTGGCTAGGGCGCATCATCAAGCGTCGCGCCGTCACGACCACCTATGATTGGGAGTATCTGAAGGCGTCATGGTACGATGCCAGCTTTGAGCCGTTTGCACAAACGCTTCCGCTTAATCCTTTTTGCATCGCGGGCAATCCATCGAAGATCGGTTCCGATGTGGGCTTCGTCTGGACAGACCGAGATCCGGAGCCGGTTCAAATGGGGATCAAGTCATACCGTTCCGTAAGCCTCGGCGTCACGGGGTATTACTAAATGGCAACCTTCGCCGCACGCCCCATTGAAATCGTGGAGATCATCCAGCCGCTTTGCTCACGGGTTTTTGGCGTTGATCCTTGCCTTGCCACGGGCGATGCGTGTTGGAATACGGATGCGACTTGCAAGTATCGTTCGGCCTTGGACCTTAGCAAAAGCCTAAGCCTTCGCTTCGTGCCGGATGAGGTTTATGATTGGCAAGACAACAACATCAATCTCCTGGCCGAGAATGGTGATATTCTAACGACGGAGGCGGATCAACCATTCTTGATTGATTACTACTATCAGCCAGCTTTGGACATTCCCGCCTTGGCTGGATATAACACCGCGCCGACTGTGCTGAATGTTGCCTCCGGCTCTCGTAATCAGTCACCACTCGGCTATCGCGCCGTCTGCAATGTCAGCATAAAAGATTTCCCGTGGAACGACATCGGCACCGATCCATATGTCTCCACCAGAACCTATGTGCCGGATGAGCTTGGCTCATTCTGGTCGAAGTGGCTTGCCCGTAATCCCTTCCATGTCGGCTATACGCTGAACGTTTACGAGGGATACATCGGCCAGCCATTGAGCGCGATGACCAAGCGAGAATATGTCATTGAGAAGATCGACAGGGGCAAGGATGGTGTGTCGATCACCGCGAAGGACATTCTTCGCAAGATTACCGACACCAACATAACCGCCCCGTACCTCAGCAAAGGCGAGCTATCGGCTGCCATTACGAACGTTCAAACAAATTTCACCGTGGCTGGTGCGGTTCTGTCTGACTATGAATCGGCTGGCTATGTTCGAATAAACTCGGAAATCTTGCAATACACCCAGCTCTATCAATTGAGCGGCGGCAACCTTTACTTCTCTGGCGTGACCCGAGGCGTAGCCGGAACCACGGCGGCGGCTCACAACCAGAATGACCGTGTTCAGCGGGTCATCTACTACAATGCACGACCATTTAATGAAGTCCTTTACGATCTCTTCGTGAACTGGGGCGGCATTCCCGCACGCTATATTGATGCAGCGGAATGGGCGGCGGAGAAGACAACATATCGGCCTGACTATAATTTCACAGCATGGCTTGCGGAGCCAACAGCGATTGATGAACTTGCGGGCGAGGTATGCCTTCAGGCCATTGCGAATGTGTGGTGGGACGAACGCATTCAGCAAATCATCATGAAGGCGGTCAAGCCGGAACCTTCGCCGTACTTGCTGACAGATGAAGATGCCATCATTGCAGGTTCTTTTGTCATCAAGGAGAAGCCGGAAGAGCGGGCGTCACAAGCCCATGTCTATTATTTGCAGCGCACGCCCGTCCAGAGTGTGACGGACAAGACGAATTACACCCGCGTGTCCGTGTTCATCGACGTTAACAAGCAAATCCAATATGGCGGTGAGCCGCAGATCAGGGAGCTATTCTGCCGGTTCATTCCGACACAAGCCATCGCCAACAGCTTAAGCCAGACCTACCTCAACCGCTTTTCGGATGTGCGCCGTGAGGTGGCATTCGACGTAAGTGCAAAGGACGCGGAGACGATCTGGACTGGCAGTGTTGTCACCATTCGGCATTATCTCGACGTTGATTTTACCGGCGCACCACGTGATGGAGAATGGCTCATTACGTCTGCGGAAGTGTCGCGCAATGGCCTCACCTATCGCTTCACGGCGGAAGACAACGAGAAGGGCGGCGTGATCTGGACTTGGCTTGATGATAGCGGCAATGATGCCAATGGCAACCCGCAGCCGTGGCGCTGGCTTGATAATGACGGCAAGGATTCGCTTGGCGTCGAACAACCCTATAGGTGGCTCTGATGACAACATGGACTTCGATCTCAAATGCGGCTGTTGCAGTTGGTGGCATTCCATCAAGCTCAACCGTCACGGCATTGCGCGACAATCCTTCGGCCATTGCGGAAGCGGCAAGCGGTGCGCCCATCGTGGTGTCTGGCTGGCACCCTATTGATAAAGTCACGATTGGCGATGGCAAGACTGGCTTGATCTATGATGGTGCTGTGAATGGCACAGTTGCCAACGTAACAACGGCCCCTTTTGAAGATGGATGGGAATATAGAATTTCTTGCCAAGGCTTAACGTCATCGGGCGCAGGTGGCCTTATTGCTTATGTGCTATGGGAAGGCGAGACGGTTTATGATTCAATATTTTTAGGCGGTTCTTCATCTGCTAATGCCTCATTCGAAACTGAATTTGTATTGCCGCGTATCGCTAAAAATTGGCATGGAAATTTTTTGATTACGTCGCGCGGCAGTAGCATCTCCGATAGTGTAAGATGGTTCGCCTACAACGTCACCGCAAAGAAGCTCAGTCGGTTTCGTATCTTGTTCAACTTAAATAACATCACAGGCGGCAAGGTCTACCTCTTCCGCCGCCGCGAATACGCCTCGCTGCCATAAGGAACAATGACAATGGCAATCATCACCAAGTCTATCACCTTCAAACGCGGCGATACGCTTTCGCTTTTATGCCAGCGGCTCACTTCCGCGCCCGCATCGTTCAGCCTTGTCGGCTATACGGTTGCGGCAACGGTTCGCAATGGAGGATTCAGTCAAGCCTTGACGGTGACCATCACCGCGCCAACGACCGGCAACTTCACGATTTCTCAGACCGCTGCCAATACCGCGCTTTGGCCGATCTCCGATGAAGACGCTGACAGCATAATGTATTGCGACATACAATTCACAAGCGACGGCGTGGAAAGCACGGAGACTTTCAAGATTGATGTGCGCGAGGACATCACGACATGACCGTTTCCGTAACCGTAAATAATCCGGCGCAAACGATCAGCCTGGATATGAACCAAGAGCAGCCGACGCAATCCATTTCCTTGATCGTCGGAAGCGGCACGGTGACGGTTGCACGGCAACCATTGACAACGACCGAGATGCTGCTTTTTGGTGATAGTGGTCTAGCAATCGACTTTATGCTAGATGAATATGTCGTGAAGATGTGAAGAATCCAAGTGGTCTACGTGGTGTGATTATGGATGGCGAAACGTTAAAAGTACTCAACACGATCATGCAATGGATCGTGATGCCTGTATGTGCATTCGTCTGGCTGATCTACCGGACACAGAATCAGCATGGTACTGCCATCGCTGTGCTTCAAGCCGAAAGCCTTACGGCACGCACCGCGCATGACCGCGAGATCAAGGAAATCCGTGAAACCACTCGCGCCATCATGGTCAAATTAGACAGTATCGAGGAGGCATTGAGGAAATGAACTTGAACTCTGCATCCAATGCTAGGCTCCGTGGTGTGCATCCCGATCTTGTGCGAGTGGTGCGCCGTTGCGCTGCGGATTGGAAAGACAAGGAATCAGGGTTTATAGTCACGTGTGGCCTTCGCACTTTGGAAGAGCAGAAACTTCTCTACAAGAAGGGAGCAACGCGCACGCTCAAAAGCCGCCACTTGACGGGCCACGCAGTTGATCTAGCCGCCACCGTCACGGGGCAAGTGCGATGGGATTGGCCCCTGTATAGCAAGCTGGCAAAGGCCATGAAGGCCGCAGCAAAAGCGGAGAAGGTGCCGATCACCTGGGGCGGTGACTGGGTTTCGTTCAAGGACGGACCGCACTTCGAGTTGACACGCAAATCATACCCTTAGTGCCTTTCAACCCATTTCAACATAGGAGAATAAAATGACCGCACATAAAGCCGTTGCCGCATTCCTCACGAGCCTTGTGGCTCTTGTTGCCATGTTTGGTGTCTCTACCTCTTGGGCTTCGCCTAGCCTGATCGAGAGCGTTTCCGTGGTACTTGGTGCCGTTCTCACTGCCGTCATCACGTACATGGTGCCTAACAAGCCAAAAACATGAACTGGCTCGAAATAGCCGCTATTGCGATGGTATTGCTAGGCGTTGGTGCAGCGGGCTTCCTCGTTGCCCAACGGCCTAGTTTTTGGTTGGGCATTGGCACCGTTGTGGCACAAGCCGGAATCAAGGCAGTGTTGCCCTACCTATTGAAGAGGATGCCCCAAGAGCAGGAACAGGCGTGGCGTGATTGCCTTCGTCGTGGGGGAGAATGGGATCACGTTCGACGGCGTTGTAAGCGTTGACGATCAACTGAGCATAACCAGCGATGTCTCGAAAGTGATCCGGCTCATGCGGGTTGCCCGCCAAGATGCGCCCGATCTTGCTGGCAATCATCTCCAGAGTCTCGCGTTGCGTATCGTCTAGAATCTTCCAATTCTTGCCTCGCCGCATCGCGTCCTTGAGCGTCTGCGCGGTCATGGCGACATCATAGAAGTCGCCGTGGGTTTTCTGGCGTTCGCTCAGAATGTCTTCGATCATACTTCCTCCTTCGGGATCATCGCCCGGATGGCGGCTATATAAGCCCCGGCGTCTGCATGATCACCAACTTCGCCAACAGCGTCCGCCGCCTCTTCCAGCACCACGGCGATGGCTGCGCGGGCAGTGTGCATGTACCAGCAGTCACTAGAGCCATTGCATTTACTGCATTTTTCGCTGGGCTGGGAGCAAAACGTCCGCGCCACGCGCTCCACCAGATCACTCATCACAGCCCTCCTGCTCGTTAGGAAGGACAATCCTCCAGCGGCTTCCATCCCAATTGTAATTTTGGGCCGCCCCCGGCCATGCGTTCAAAGCTGCGGCGATGGCTGCGCGCAGACCATCTCGCGGGTCTGTCTTCATGGCGGCTTCCCATGCCTCGTCGGGTATCTGGTCAGGCCGGATCATGCGTCACCTTCTTTCTGCGGCAGGGGGATATTAAAAGCCGGTGCGCCTTCGCTGTACTTGGTAATGAACGAATCCGGCCACGCATTCAAAGCTGCGGCGATGGCGGCGCGGGCTTCTTCACGATATGCCTCTTGGTCGTAGTCACCAAGGTCATCCCACGAAACATCGTGAAACACCTCGTTGTTAGCATGAAGAACCTTCGCAGCCGCCTCCACCACCTCGTCGGGTATCTGTTCAGGACGGATCATCACTCACCTCCCTGCGCGAGGGCGGCGCGGGTCTGTTCCCAAGCCTTGCGGCCCAGCGTTGAGGAAATGCCCATGTAAACGGGGCCTTCCATTGTGGCGTCGATGCGAACGGCATCCATCCACGCTATCAGCGCCGCACGCAGTTTGGCGTTCTCCGCGAGTAGGCGCGGCATGACTTCTGACGGGCAGTCCTTTGAGCAGCCTTGTCCATCCTCGCAGCCACACATCGGGCAGTATGTGTACTCACTTCCGACCATCACTCACCTTCCTTTGCGAGGGCGGCGCGGGCGATGCGTTGCGCCCGGTCAATGCCGTACTCAGGGTTGCCGCAGCATTCTAACTGGTCGCCATAGCCACGGCCTTTGCCACAGCAAGCGGCGGCATCATCTTGAGCAAAAATCTCCTCCAGCGCCGCACGCAGCCGCTCAATCTCTGCGGCGGCTTCATCGCATATGTCACTGACTGGGCCATACGGGCGCTCTCTGTCGGCGCAACGCCTCAGCCTTTCCACAATGTCAGTCATCTCCTCACCCTCTTTTTCTTCTTTCGCTTTTTCTTCTTAACCGGCTCGATGGCTTGTGCTCGTTCGATCTCGATGCGCTTTTGATGCAGCCACCATAGTGGTGCTTTGGGCGGGCCTTGGACTTCCGGCAATCCGCACTTGAACACCACCGTTTCATTGGGCCGGTGCTGTATTGGGCTATGGCATTCAGCTCCTAGCAAAAGCCCTAGCATTGCAACCGATATGGTGGCGCTCATTCATCTTGAGCCGTGGCTTGTGCTATGGCTTCCATCTTCGGCTCCGTAATCCGCTTCCTATTGCTCGGCACATCATGGCTCGTGACCATCTGACCTTGCGTGATCTGATTCACAATCGACAAAGACACGCCACCGCTTGCCGTCAATGCGGTGTTAAGTGCATCGCACGCATCGCGCTCAATCTGGTCGGCCTGTTCACGGAGTACCCTGGCTTGCTTCAAGAGATCATTGAACATGCCCAAAGCCACATTCCTATTGTCAAAATCGGCGTTTAGCTCTGACACAATGCGTTCGCTTTGATCTCGCGCGGCCTTCCGCACAACGTCGATTGCATTCTCAATCGCGTTCAACATTTGTATAGCTCCTTACGTGCTCGCTTTTGATAGTGGTCAGGCGGATGTCTGGCTGTTCTTCTTCTTGATAATCGCGGTATCGCTCATCATCCGCGAATCCGCCAACCTTGAAGAACGCCAGCAACATCAATGGAATGGCACAGCTCAATGCGCCGACGATGTAGCCCATCCAGAACTCGGTCACGGCCAATACACCCCGATCATGAAGCCAAGGCCAATGACCATCGGACCGATAATGAACCACTCAACCAAGGAGAAGTGAACGGGGGGGACCTTCTCCTTGGCCGAGTGAGTTGTGGTCTGTAGGGCATTATACCGCTGAACGGCAGCGGCTACCGATACCGGCTTCGTGCCGGGATTGTTAAGCCACTTCTCGCTCGTGGCATCGTAAACGTATCGCGTCATGATAGCACCCTCCTTGATGCAACCTCAACTCTAGACTATACTCCTTAACATAAAATGAATATTTCTGCAATGCCTTCCGGTCAGTGCTCGCGTCCCCGGAGGGCCGGGGCGGTGGTCATCCTCCTTTGGCTGCCGCCCCACCTTCCAAGTGCAAAAAGTTCAACAGCTTTTCGCTTGCATCAGTAGCGCCATATCCAACGATCACGCGATGGCCGATGCTTTCGAGATAGTTAATCATTTCTTCTTGCTCAGGCGAAAGCCTTCCGCCTTTCTGGCGTTTCATCTCGATCCACATAGACCACGCCGGAATAAATAGATCGGGGACTCCAGGCATGACGCCTTCGAGCTTCAGATTCTTGGCCGTCGTGATGTTGCGCTTGCCGCCATTCGGAATAGCAAAGATTATCACACGCGGCCACCGTGACCGGAACCATGTTATAAATCCGGCTTGCTCTTTATGCTCCGATGGCACGCTAAAAGGGAGGGAACTCATTTATTTCATCACAACCTTTTGACATGACTTCTTCCGGCACAACATCGCGCCAATGCGTGCAGTATCTCCCATCGTATAGGCTCACGCAATTAGAACAGCGGCTGCTCCAGCTCGGCTCGTTCTTCTGCATTGAGTTGCTTTGGTCGGCTGTAGTCAAGCTGTACGATGTCATAAAATTTGTCATTGGGCTTTACCTTGATCCTGCGCGGCTTGATCCATGTGTCGCATTCAAGCATGGCATCTTCCGTTGTGATTGCCGTAGCACCTAGCGAAGACATCCGCTTATGGTATCGCTCCGCCGCATAGCCTCCGTGGTCTGGGCATAGCCACTCCGACACCTTGATCAACCCGCAATAATAGGTGACGCGAATAGAGTCTGGCTTGCCTTCCTTGCGCCAGCGAGAATAGCCCACATCGTCAACGTCAACCCATTCGGCATTCACTTGTGTCGAAATCATAGCCCCCGAATACGCCTTTGTTCCGTGATTGAATTGAGGAGGCGGGAATTGAAATCCGCATTCAATGCACAATCTAACGGCGGCGTGATTAACAGTCAAACACTCCGGGCATTTCTTGACCGGCGCTTCACCATCTTGTGATCGGCCCTTGATCTTGGGCTTGATCTGATCAATGAAGCCGTGCCGCATCACGTTATCCCCGTAGTCGAGAACGAGGCAATTCTCTTTCCCCGGCGCAATGCGCGTGCCACGCCCGACGATCTGGATATACAAGCCGGTGCTTTCGGTTGCCCGCACGATTGCCACGAGGTCAACATGCGGCACGTTGAATCCGGTGGTGAGCACGTTCACATTGATCAGGCACTTGCTCTCGCCACGCCGGAATCGCTCGATCTTGTCGGCTCGGTCGATCATACTATCGGCACCCGTCACAACATCCGCAGCGATGCCATGCGTATTAAACTCCGCACGAAGCAGCTCCGCATGATTGACCCCGCACGCGAATACGAGCCATGCCTTGCGCTCGGCACCATAGCGCACAATTTCTGCAACCGTTTCTGTTACTAATTCTGGGTCCGACGCGGCCTTGGCAAGTTCGCTTTCGATATACTCACCGCCACGCTTGCCAACGTTCGTGAGGTCGATGGTCTTGACGCCGCTCTTGCTAATCACCGGGGCCAGGAATCCCTGCTCCATGAGATCGGCTACCGGAATGTCATACGCAATCCCATCAAAGATGGCGTTCTCGCCTTCGTGCAACCATCCACTATCAAGCCGGTAAGGCGTTGCCGTCAAGCCCACTACCTTTACGCCGGGATTGCATATGCGAAGGTCGGAGAGGAATTTGTTGTAGCGTGTTGTTTCTTTGCGAGGACACGTATGGCACTCATCTATAATAACCAAATCAGGCGCGGGCACCATGTCATAAGCCCGCTTATGAATCGACTGTATGCCTGCAAACGTGATCGGCTTCCGCAACACCTTCTTTTTGAGGCTTGCGCTATAGAAGCCAATGTCATCTTTCAACTCGGGGCATAGGCCCAACAACTCATCGGCATTCTGCTGGATCAATTCTTTCACATGGGTCAACATCAACACGCGCGTGCCGGGATAGCTCATTGCATCTTTGATCAAGTGCGCGATGATAAGGCTTTTCCCTGATCCAGTAGGGGCAACGATAATCGGATTGTCGCCTTTCTTGTCCGACCAATAATTATATAGGCCATCAATTGCGGCGCGTTGGTAGGGGCGAAGTTCAAGCATTGAAATCCACCTTAAACTCCCTGCCCTTATTCCGCACAATCTCGCCGTCCTCGTTGATATAGTCGATCCAATCTTCGCCGCTATCATGCACCGGCAACTTCACCAGAACTGGATTATAGATGTGATCACCGCACGCGGAATATTGATCGAGTTCATCAAGCGTCTTCTTGTGCCGTTCGCAAGTCCAAGCCCCGCTTTCCTCCGGTGTCGAAAAGGCACAAGTGCGGCAGTTAATGTTTCCCGCCGCGATGTCATGGCAATTCGTATGATACGGGCAAAATTTGCACTCGAACCATGCGGGATCGTTGCTAATCCCAAGCGGTGGCCGCTCGGCAAAGATGATCGACTTCGCCTTGTCTAGCAGCTTCTCCGCAAAGGCATGGTCTACCTTCAGCCGCTCCGCATATATCTCATCCGTGTTCTTGTTCACCGACAAGAACAAGCACCTATCAAGCCCGCTCAAGTGCATTCCGATCTGGCACTGCGCGTAATAGATCGGCTTGGCCTTCTCCAAACCAAGATTGCACAAGCTCTTGAAGTATTTGTCGCTCATCGTCTTCACTTCAAGCGTGTGCGGTTGCGAGCTTTCCGGCAAACCTTCCACAACACCATCAAGGCTCAAAGCGAAATGCCCGCCGAATGCCGTGTATGTGAATTGCCTTCCGGTGCTAGGGTCTCGATCCCATACGGTGCATCCCGCCGCGCGAAGATTCTGAATGACCCTTATCTCCTCGCGGTCGCCCGTCTCAAAAAGCCTCAGAATCCGCCCTTCATGCGGCTCGAAATGCACCCATCGGAATTGATACCACAACGCCCTAGAGCAATTGTTCCCGATCTGTGACCCGCCCAAATGCACACGCCCGCCGTTGCGTCGATTGTTCTCATAGGCCGCATAGATGGCCTTCACAATCGGTGCCGTCATGTCGAGTTTCATGTTTCCTCCTCTATCATTGAATGCACGCTTTTGATGAAGCTGGCACTATATCCCGTCTCGACCTTAATTTTCCGTAAATCCATCCCGCGCTTTATCATCTTCTTGACCTCGCGCGTTCGCGTCTCTCGATACTTCGCGTCTTCTAATGCTTGATTGATCTCGCGGTGCTTCTTGTAATATTCTTGCGCCGCACTTGGGCTTGCGCCCATTCGCTCGGCAATCTTCATCCAAGTGAACCCACGCTCTCGCATGGATTCCATTGTCGCAAAGGCACCTTCCGGCCACACGATATGATGACCATTCGAAGGCTTATCAACTTGCAACTCTTCGTCAATATTCGAAAGTGATGCAAATGAACCTTGCTTGTGCGTAGGGATAAACGACACCTCCACAAAGCGATGCCGCACCTTGCCTTCAAGATCAATGTAGAAGAATGATCCGTCGAGCACACGCTTGATGTAGTCTTCGGTGATGTAGGTGTTAACTATGTTGCTCATCTTCAAATATCTGGATAGCTAACATTTGCCATATCAACAATTGTCTGTCTGATTTTGCATATCTTTGTCTTTTTATGCAAAATAAAATCATTCCAAGCGCCAACAAGGGTATAGAAAAGTGCCATTCTTTGCGAGTCCAAGTGCTTTTCGGCAGTTGACATCTTTATCATTCGCTCTCTAAACAAATGAATCGGATCGCCATCATAAGCCGGTATGCCAGATTTTAGAACGCTAAGGGCAGCTTCGCTTGCCATTGCATGTTGCGATAAGTTAAACGCTAAATAGTGCCATGTGCCTATTATTGACGGCGGGCAAATGCCTTTCATGTCTTTTGTTATTGATACTGATTTCGCAATATCAGGCCGCAATGTTACAAAATCATTTATTTCAATATTGCTGTGATTTGAGCGCCCGGAGAGATTGCCATCCTTGATGCACATCAACATCCTCGCGACAGCCACAAGTGCACGGGAATTGGCATACCCATCAAGCGACAAGATGTCATTTGCTTTTCTAGGAATATTGCCATCTATTGTTGGCTTTGAATTTGATAAAACGCCAGTGACAACAATCATATCTACAGGCGTTTTTGATTTTACAATAGCCGCAAGCCTATGCTGGCCGTCAAGCAATGTATTATCAGTTCCGATGACAATGGTTGCGCCATTCAAAAACCATCTGCCATCAACAATATCTTGAGCTATTTTTGCAACGTGCAATGGCCGCATGTTTCTGTTTTTTGTGTTGTACTTTTCTAGCCATTCAGCGGCTATTTCTGGGGTGACTTTTATCGTTGTTGTCTTAACGTTCATGAAATCCTCCTTTATCTCAACGTGACTTGCCTTGCGATAACCCGAATCTCCGTGACCTGTAAAAAATGGCGACCCCTTCTCTCGATAGAGCCGCCCTTGTTTGATCCTACTTCCGCTTCCAGGGTGGCGTTGCCACCGCCGGTGCCGATGCGTTATTAGCTACCGCACCACCCTCGCAACCTTCATAGCCAGCAATCTCGTTTGATTCACTGTACTGCCCTTCTGCGGGCTTGATCTTGACCGTAATCATCAACGGCTTGTCGTGAAGGTCAGAGCTATCATTCGGCATCATCACCCCGACCGCGCGGCAAATCGCGGAAAGCGTGCGCTGTGCAATCTCCTCCGTGGTCTTATTGGGGTTATTGAGGTTGAGCCGGTCCATCAAAGTCACGCCATTGTGCGGGCCGTCGATGATCTGGCATGTCAGCACCAGCATTGAGCCGGTCTGTGCCTTGGTCGGGCGTTCCTCCGACTTCGTAATCACCGCCTTGTATTTGCCGGGAGGAATCACCGCACGCGGTGCACTCGGCTCAACGGCATTCGCATCAAAACCAGAAAGTCTCATTGTCTTCTCCTGTCTTTCTCTTTTACTTCGCTACAAATTGATCAAAGGGGTTGCCGCCTTCAAATGTGAACGGCAATGCCTGGGTGATGTTGAAACGGTTCTTGGTGACCGAGCTGGCTTGCGGGAAGCAGATGATTTCCCGGTCGCCGGTTGAGATTGCCCGTTTCTTGTCGCCGTCACCGCGCACATAGGTCTTGAGCCGGATCAGGCCCACGAGGTCCACATTGTCGGTATAATGCGGCAAGGACTTCTTGTGCATCCTCACAGTGTAACGGGCGAACGGATCAAAGTCGGGAAGGTCGAGCGTCTCCGTATCGGCATGGCCGATAAAGACCACATTCATGCCGCGCTCATAAGCCAGCGCACCGGCCCATTCACGCACTTGCCGGTGCTTCTCGGCGGCGGTGTTGTAGCCCGCTCCATAGCCGCCACCGGCTTGGTTGATGCTCTTGGCCTTTGGATCGGCTGCGACAATCTCATGCTCGATGATCGTGGCAAGCTGGGTAATGCTATCGAGCACCAGCGTCTTGAAATCATGATCCTGTGTCGCCAGTGCTTCGATTTGATCGAGGACATCCTTGCTCGACGTTGCCAACGGAAACAGCATTACATCATCGTTACCGACTAGCGATGCCGTGCCATCTTCGGTGCGGATAAACACCGGCTTCGGGAACATCGCGGCAAGTGTTGACTTGCCCATGCCACCCTCACCGAAGAAAGTGCAGATGATCGGCCTCTGCCCTTTCGGTCTTTCTAGTTTCTTGAGGTCAATGCTCACTTAGTCCTCCTTCCGTTATTGCAAAATCCAAAGTATTTTTCTGCTGTTGTTCTTGCCTCTATTGCAGCTTCTTTGTTGTTGTACATTCCTAAGTATTTTGATTTCCCATCACTGTTAATAACGGCCATCCATTTTTTGCATTGTTTATTCCAGTAAACGCCGACTACACCTGATGTGTTATCTTTTCTTATGCTTGCATTTTTATTGTTGTCTGATCTTGATGCGGCACGCAGATTGCATAATCTGTTATCGCTTGGATTGCCGTTTATATGATCAATAAAATCAGGCCACTCATTGTGAGATATAAACCAAGCTACTCTATGAGCTTTCAGATAAGTTCCATCAAAAACGCCATGAAGATGACCAGACTTTTGTTTTGCATTAAATTTTAACTTTCTAGTTTTGGCGCAAGATAAACTTCCTGTTTCTGGACAGTAGATTATTGATGATCTCAGTTTATCGTCAAAATTATTCATCAGGACGGGCCTCCTTAATTCCGAGTAGTTTCATCGCGTCACGTACATTCTCAATCGCAAGATCAATCTCGCGGTTGCGGTTGGTGCTGAACCGAGCTTGCATGATGTGATCTCGCGCATTCTGCAACGCATCGGCTATCGTGTAGATGTCAAACGCCTGTTTGAACGGGTTTACAGATTTGAAATCACTCATTCCGTCACCTTCACGCCGACCTTTCCCGGCGTCACAGTGAAGGCTTCCGCAATCAGACCCCACATGTCGGGCATGTGCTCGACAAGGAACCTGACCCCAACGTCATCCACCTCGATCTTGTGCTTGATCGGCCAAAGATCGGGCTGAATGTTGGTCTTGACTTCGTGCCACACGGATTCGTCTATCTTGCGATAGATGGGCTGTGTCAGCACCACCTTGTAATCGCCAACCTTGTGTGTGATCGAGCCTTCCGACTTCTTTTCGAGGGCCGCGCTCAACTCGTCCTCGATCTTGATGCGGGCCTTCTTGGCCTCTTCTTCGCGGCGCTTGGCTTCAATCCATGCCCCGCATAGTCCTGCGACATTGCTCGTCGTGTTGCCCATTGTGGGCCTCCTTTCTCTCCAACGTGACCCTTATTGCATTTTTCTGAAAGGCGTGCAATAGAATTTTTTGCAATCATCCAACAGGAGCAGAAACCATGCTATCCATCGAAGAAATCCGGACCCGCCTTGCCGGGGCTGAAATCCCTGAGATCGTCAAGGCCACGGGGCTTTCGTACAATACCGTGAAGGCAATCCGCGACGGTGCCCCAGGCGCTCGATATGAGACGATCAAGCTGCTCACGGAGTATTTTGAAGGTCGCACATAAATGACCATCACCGCGAGCATCAAATCATATACCGACCTCGGCTGGTATCTCGTACCGATTCCGGCGGGCCAGAAGGGGCCGACATCCTACGGCTGGAACCAGAAAGACAAGGCCCTATTCGGGCCTAGCGCCATCGAGTTCTATGCCAAAAATCCGACATGGAACGTCGGGCTGCTCCATCAATTCTCCGGCACATGCGCCATTGACATTGACCACATGGAATGGAGCCGGATTATCTTCGAGGGCCTTGGCCTAGACCTCGATGAATTGATGGCTTCGACCGCCCGAATCCGGGGCCGGGAAGGCCGTGGCAAGCTCATCTTCCGCGCCCATCGAGAAGACCTACAGACGCACAAGATCGCGTGGCCTAACAGGGACGGTCGCGGCAATAGCACCGTGCTGGAGCTTCGCGGGGGGCCGGTGCAAGATGTTTTGCCGCCCTCGATGCACCCCGACACGATGCAACCCTACTTATGGGAAGGAATCGACGCCGCCAACATCCCGCTTTTGCCGAAGCCAATTCAGACCATTTGGGACGAATGGGACCGCTTCCGACCTCAAATCATGGACCTATGCCCGTGGAAAGTGCGCCCGGAGTATCAAGCCCCGGTCAAGGTTCGCACTGTGACCCCAGGCACATCCGTGATCGACGCCTATAATGCGGCGCACAATATTGGCGAACTGCTCCTCAAGTACGGATACAAGCGCACCGCTCCGAATCGGTATCTCAGCCCCAATTCGAGCACCGGCCTTGCCGGTTGCAACGTCTTCGACAACAACACGGCCTTTTCACACCATGGCTCCGACCCCTTCGGGAACGAGCATTCTTTCGATTGTTTCGAGTTGTACCTTCAATTCGAGCATAGCGGGAATATGACCCGTGCCATCAAGGATGCGGCGGCATTTCTCAATATCAACCTCGATCCGTCATACGAATGGACACCGGAAGCCAAGGTCGCAATCGACCACGGCGGGGCCGTCAAGGTCAACATGCTGCCTTCTCTTAAAAAGGCCAAGAAAGACGATCCCCTTGCCTCGATCCCTGAGCATCTCTTGACTATCCCCGGCGTGCTTCAAGATGTGGTGCGCTATTACGAAACGACCGCCATCAAGACCCAGCCGCAGTTTGCCGTGCAAGCCGCCATTGCCCTAGGTGCGGTTGCCATGGGGCGGAGATGGACAACCCCGCAACGCAACTTCTCAAACTTGTATCTTCTTAACATCGGCGAGACCGGCTGCGGCAAAGAGCACGCCAAGACCGTGATCGAGGCCATGCTTGATGCGGCACAGCTAGGGCATTTGCTCGGCCCTGCCGGTTACACATCAGCCAGCGGCGTCTTCTCAGCCTTGATCTCCCGGCCCATTCACATTTCCGTGATCGACGAACTAGGCCGCACTCTCAAAAGCGCGGCTAACCGGAACATGCAGCACAAGGCGGATAGCCTCACCGCCATCATGGAATGCTTTGGCCGGCAGGATGGCGTTCTCAGGCCACAGGGATACGCCACCATCGGCCTCACCAAGGAACAGGCCGAGGCCTTCGAGAAGGTCATTAGAAGGCCATCCTTGACGCTCCTGGGCATGTCTACGCCGAGCGAGTTCTATGGGGCCATCTCTGGGGGCGACATTGCCTCGGGGCTTCTCAACCGCTTCCTCATCGTCAAGTCCGAGATCGGCGTGCAAATGAGCCAGGAGCGGCAAATCGTGCCCATTGGGGACCGGATCATCGGCTGGCTCAAGGAACAAGCCACGGCGCATGGCACAACCGGGAACCTTTCCGGCTCTAACACCTATGACAATCCGCCGGAGCCGGTCGAGGTTCCGTTTACACGGGCCGCGCTCGATCTTCTCCGTACCTATGAGGCCGAGCTGGTGACGGCCATCAAGAGCGAGAACGAAAGCGGCCTAGAAGCCATGTACAACCGGAGCCGCGAGATTGCCATGCGGATTAGCCTCATCGTGGCGCGGTCGCTAGTGGCCGATGAGATCGGCCCGGAGCCTATGCAATGGGCAATCGACTATGTGCGCCTCTACAACCAACGCGCGATTGCCATGTTCCGCGACAACATGGCCGAGAGCAGCCATCAAGCCATCTGCAAGGCGGTGTTCGCAAAGATCAAGGCGGCTGGCCTCAAGGGCATGACCGAGGCCGAGCTTGGCAATCGCATATCCGCCTTCGATGCCTTGACCCTCCGCGACCGAGGGCAAGTCATGGAGAAGCTGGTTGCTGACTATGGCATCCAATGCCGCCAGACGAACAAAGGCCAGCGGGGCCGACCGAGAATGGCGTGGTTCATTCCGGCACCAGAGGCCACGGAAGATTGACGTAGCGATAGGTGACGGCACGTTAACAGGGGCCTCGGAGTGATCCGGGGCCTTTGCTTTGGATTGGCCTATTTAAAGGGGGCTATTCGAGGGATGATGCCTAACCCGTAAATCGGACGGGCAAGTGCTTGATGTTGCTGTGTGTTCTGTATAGTAGAGAGAATAATACTATTTATATATATATTATAGTACCTACCACCCACCACGTCCCACACCCCCACCCCGTCCGGGTTCCCTAGTGACCCCCTTAGCGCCCCCCTATAATTCACATAAATGATTCAATTCGGCTTGGATTGCATAAGCCATTGAAAGCACAAGCCAATTCGACATTCTTTGGGGCCTTTGGCAATTCGCGGCATATTCCTTGTTAATTCAAAGTGCAATGATTTCAATGGTTTAGGTAAATCTTGAAGAATATTGCACTTTTCTGTACTAGACATATTGCAGATTTCTGCAATGTGTGGGATAAGGGGACATCAACAAGGGAAAGACGCAGATGACAGACGCCTACAAAATTTTCGCCAAGACGGACCTTCCCAAGGATGTTCGCCGGGAAGCTCAAAAGCTCAACATTTACGTTGGTAAGGTTTTCACTAACAAAGAGACCGCTGAAAAGTTGATCCAGCGCACCCTCAACAATCCGGAACGCTATGAAGTGTGTCAAGTCTACAGCTCTAGCATTAACCCATTCGCCTAACCGAGGGGCCTCGCGCCCCTCACCCACACACCACCAAGGAGGAACCCAATGGACCGCATTCACCCGACCACTTGGAACGAGAAGCCCGGAACCAACTCTTACGCTGACGGCATCGCACAGATGCTCATCGGCTCTACGATCAAGGGCCACGTTTTCGCCAAGCACGCGCCGCTCATGATTAAGTGCGCACTTGAGAATATCCGCCGCCTTGACAAGAACGAGGGCTAATCCAATGACCACCTTCCAAATCGGCAAGACCTACACCACACGCTCCGCTTGCGATTGTGACACCATCTTCGCTTGGACCGTGGTCGCCCGCACCGCCAAGCGGATCACTCTCGAAGACCGCCACGGCAACACCGAACAGCGCGGCATCTATCTTTGGAACGGTATCGAGCATTGCAAGCCCGCCGGAACCTTCTCCATGTGCCCCGTCATCAATGCCGAGAGGGGGGAATGACCCATGATCGTCACCCCTCTCCAAGTTCCCGATCATCTCCGCGCCCAAGATCACGAGGAAATCATCGAGAATCACGCCGCACTTGACATGGCATTCGATGACCTTCTCGATGCACTCCAAGCTGCATATCCAAATGGACGTCACTTCTCGACCAATGCCCGCCGAGCACTTGCCTATCAAGCGCATTTCCAGCGCATCAAGATGATCACAGAAATCCGCAATGATTTCCTAGAAGTTGCTTTTAGAGTGGATCAAAAATGACCCTCGGAGGCCGACCCACCAAACACCCGTGGCGCACCATCCGCATCGGGGAATCCTTCTTCGCCCCCGGTCGCACCTCATCCTCACTCCAAGGTGACGCACGCAAATATCACCGCCACCTTCGTTTCACTTGCCGCAAGGTCATAATTCGAGGCGTGACAGGGATCAAAGTCACGCGTATACAATAACCCCCGGACACTCCTCCCTGTGCCCCACCTCAACCCGCCCTTGTGGCGGGTTTTTCTTTGCGCTATATTGAGCCAATGACCCCCGACGAACTAATCCAATGGCGCACCTCCATCGCCTTCTCGAAACGGCAAGCCGCCGAAGCACTCGGCCTCGCCCGCAATACCTTCCGCGCCTATGAAACCGGCAAGCAACCAATCCCGCGATACATTGAGCTTGCCGTTAGGTCACTATCCAACAGTGCAAATTGCGGCACTAGAAAAGACAGCTATGCTGACCTATAAGCTTATCCCTACCGCCGACCTCATCCCGTATGCCCGCAATAGCCGCACCCATTCCGAGGCCCAAGTCACCAAGATTGCATCCTCGATCAAGGAATTCGGATTCATCAACCCCGTCGTGACAGACGGCAAGAACGGCATCGTGGCGGGTCACGGTCGCGTCATGGCGGCGAACAAGCTTGGCCTTAAAGAAGTGCCGTGCGTTGAGGCAAAGCACCTTACCGAGGCCCAGAAGCGGGCATATGTCATCGCCGACAACCGCATGGCGCTCGATGCTGGGTGGGACTTCGAGATGCTCAAGGTAGAACTAAAAGACCTCGAAGAACTAAAATTCGATCTGACGCTTACCGGCTTTGAGCTGGGTGAGATGGCATCTATGTTCGCGCAGCCAAACTTTGAGCCGGGAACAGAAGCCGATCAAGGCAAGCTAGACGAACTAGCGCCAAAGATCATTCAATGCCCGCATTGCGGCGATGAGTTCGATTTGAGGAAGCATGAGCAAGGCTAACCTTCGCATCGACTGGGCAACGCATGAAGCAGCGAAATATGCCTGTGAGAATTGGCATTATAGCAAAAGCGTACCAGTTCCGCCTTTGGTTAAAGTAGGCGCTTGGGAACGAGATAAGTTTGTGGGTGTGGTGATTTTTTCAAGAGGCGCAACACCATCATTGCTTAATCCGTTTGGATTGCAACAAACAGAAGGATGTGAATTGACGCGCATTGCGATGACAAAACATGATACGCCAGTGTCTCGTATCGTTCGATTGGCTATTCAATTTTTAAAGCGCAATAGTTCAGAATTGAGATTGATAGTTTCCTTCGCTGATCCGAGCGAAGGTCACCATGGCGGCGTTTATCAAGCTGGAAACTGGATATATTCAGGCCAAGGTTCAAAGTCTGTTGAATATATAGGCCCAGACGGAAAGCGTTGGCACGCGCGAATGATAAAAAAACAAGGGTGGACTACTGTGCAGGGCAAGCGCCGTAAAACGCTGACGCCAAATCAATGCACACCAGTTGAGAAACCCGGCAAACACCGATACCTCATGCCACTAGACGAAGACATGCGGCAGCGTATAATGCCGCTTGCAAAACCATATCCCAAGCGTGTGAAGCAGGCGATGACCGGGAACCCCCCGGAACAGCGGCAGGGCAGCACTGACCCACACGCTCCATGTTCTATGGTGACAACATGACCGACGAACCCAAGAAGCTAGGCCGACCGCCTCATCAACCCACCGATGAAACGCGCCAGAAGGTGCAGCTTCATGGCATGGTCGGAACGCGCCAGGAGATCATCGCGGAAATCCTCGGCATCTCGGTCGATAGCCTCCAGCGTCATTACCGCAAGGAACTCGATCTTGCCCGAGACCAAGCCAACGCTTCGGTCGGCGGTGCGCTCTACAAGAAAGCTATGGCTGGCGATACCGCCTCGATGATATTCTGGCTCAAGACCCGCGCCCGTTGGCGTGAGACCGTGGATATCTCTAACGAAGATGGCTCACTAAAGCCAGAGCCAGTTGCCGCTGCTGTTATGGCAGCACTCGCCAAGATTCACGATGACACCGAGTGAACAAGCCGCTAACCATCAACGGCTCTACAAATTCGCACGCACGATCTACCGCGCACGCACCAACCAAGAGATGCTGCCAAATCAGCATCAATTGGCAATATGCCGTCGCCTTGAGCAAGTCGCACTTGGTCGCGTCAAGCGGCTCATCATCAACGTACCGCCTCGATCAGGCAAGACCGAGATTGCCGTCAAGGCGTTCATCGCTTGGACCATCGGCCTTCATCCAGATGCCGAATATATCCACGCTAGCTATTCAAAACGTCTCGCAACCGCGAACGCATATGACATTCGCGCTATGATGCAGCACGAGACATATCGTGCCGTGTTTCCTTGGGTGTCGCTGCAAGACGATAGCAAGGCAAAGGATGAGTTCCGCACATCACACGGCGGCATTGTCTACGCAACAGGCGCAGAAGGCACCATCACTGGCTATGGCGCTGGCAAGATGAGAGACGGATTTGGCGGTGCAATCATCATTGATGACCCGCACAAGGCCGGTGAAGCAACTTCGCCCATTATGCGGCAGAACGTCATTGATTGGTATCAGACCACGATCCAGTCACGCCTCAACAAGCCAGATACGCCGATCATCGTCATCATGCAGCGACTCCACGAAGATGATCTTTCGGGCTGGTTGCTCAACGGAGGCTCTGGCGAGAAGTGGAATAGCCTTGTCATCCCGGCACGCAATGACGATGGATCATCATTCTGGCCGGAACAATTCCCACCCGACATGCTCGACCGCCTGGAGACATCAAGCCCCTACGTGTTCGCTGGCCAGTATATGCAACGCCCCTCGCCCATCGGTGGCGGCATCTTCAAGGACGATTGGTGGCGCTTCTATGATGCCATTCCTCCGCTCAAATGGCGCTCGATCTACGCCGACACCGCGCAAAAGACAAAGGAGCAAAATGACTATTCCGTCTTTCAATGCTGGGGCCAAACGCAAACCGGACAAATCGTCATGCTCGATATGGTGCGTGGCAAGTGGGAAGCTCCGGAACTTGAGACGATGGCTCGGGCATTCTGGAAGAAACATTTTTCCCAGACGTATCATGGGCCGCTTCGAGCCTTCAAAGTCGAAGACAAGGTGAGCGGCACCGGCCTGATTCAAAAGCTAAAGCGCGAGGGAATCCCGATCATTCCAATTCAGCGCAATGTCGATAAAGTCACCCGCGCTTTTGATGCCGCGCCATACATCCAATCCGGCAATGTCTACATCATGAGCAATATTGATCATTTATCGGATTTCATGGCCGAAGCCTCCGTATTTCCAAACGGAACTCATGATGATATGATAGATGCCGCCATGAGTGCAATTTCAGATATGACCGCGCCGCAATCCGCCCCTGCGGTCCGCGCCTTGTGAGGTATTAAATGGGACTTTTTGACCGTTTCCGCCGCCCGCAAGAGCGCAAGGAATCCGCCGCCGCAAAGGTCATGGTGGTCAATCCTGGTCAAGCCGTATGGTCGCCACGCAATTACGAGAGTTTCGCTAAAGAAGCCTACGGCAAGAACGTCGTTGCTTATCAGGCAATCAATCGCATTGCCGATGCCATCGCTTCCGTCAAGCTCGGAATCTATCGCGGCGAAACGGAATTGGTTGAGCACCCGCTAAAGACGCTTCTCAATCGCCCCAATCCGCTCCAATCATACGGCGATTATGTGCGGGCAAAAGTGTCTTTCCTCATGATCGCGGGCAACGGCTATGAAGAGCGTTTCATGGTTGGCCGCGAGGTTAAGGAACTTTACCAGCTTCGCCCCGACCGTATGAAGATCATTCCTTCTTCGAACGGCATTCCGGCGGCTTATGAATATACGCTCGGCCAGAATAAGGCGCGATGGGAAGTGGACCCGCGCACGCTCTCTTGCGATGTGCGGCATCTCAAGCTCTTCAATCCGCTCAACGATTGGTATGGCATGTCGCCCATCGAAGCCGGTTCATATGCCATCGACCAAAACAATGAGAGCATGAGCTGGATGCAAGCATTGCTCCAAAACTCGGCTCGCCCCTCCGGCGCTCTCACCGTCAAGGATGGCGGCACGCTTTCGGATGAAAACTTCAACCGGCTCAAGGCTCAGATCGAAGAGCAATATTCTGGCTCATCGAATGCCGGTCGCCCGATGCTTTTGGAAGGTGGCCTAGACTGGCAACAGATGGGCTTAAGCCCTACAGACATGGGCATCATCGAGGCCAAGTTCTCAAGCGCCCGTGATGTTGCCCTTGCCTTCGGCGTCCCGCCCCAGCTTCTCGGTATTCCTGGCGATAACACTTACTCGAATTATTCCGAGGCTCGTCTGGCGTTTTGGGAAGACACCGCGCTTCCGCTTCTCGACATGATCGTTCATGATTGGAACGCATGGCTCGGCTCCCTTTATGGCGTGACAATCAAACCCGACATTGATTCCGTTCCTGCCATTGCCGAGAAGCGTCTTTCGATGTGGCAGATGGCAGACGCCTCAAAAGATCTCACCATCAACGAACGCCGCGCCTTGAAGGGGTATGGACCAATCGAAGGTGGTGATGTGCTATTCGTATCGGCATCCGAGATTCCATTGAGCATGGCATCGGAGCCTTTGCCAGAGCCGACGCTAACACCGGATGACATCAAGGCGCTGGCATATGGCACGAAGGCTCATTGACCAAAACCCGCGCCGGGAAGTGCGCCGCCAAGGCGCATTGCTTGATCGGCTGACGATTCAATTTCGTGGCCGTCTCAAGAGCGAACTAGAAGCCGCCATGCGCGAGATGGTGAGCCATTGGGAACAGACCGGCAATGTTGTCTTGCCGCGCGGGTTCTATGACCGCATCGCCGCGACATATCAACAAATGGCACTGGCTTCCGTCACCACCTTTGGCTCTCGCGTTTATGAGCAAGGCAAATCGCGTGGTCTCGATCTTGAGACAAAGGAAACCAAAGAGAGCTTCGCCCAAATCATGCGCCGCCTTGCGTTGCGCTATATTGAGCAAGAGGCCATCCGTCGCCGCATCACGGAAGTGACCGACACGACCCGCGATCAAGTCATCCGCGCTGTTCGCAAAGGCTACGAGGATGGCCTCGGTCAGCGCGGCACCGCCAATTATATCCTCGATCTTGTTCCGCAAATAGCCGACTACCGCGCAAATATGATCGCCCGCACCGAGACACATGGCGCGGCCAATTTCGGTTCACAAGAAGCGGCCAAGCAAACCGGATTGCCCATGAAAAAACAATGGCTTGCAACCGCAGATGACCGCACCCGCGACACACACCGCGCGGCTGATGGTGACACCGTTGGAATGGATGACACCTTCCGCGTGGGCGATTCCGATTTGCATTATCCGGGCGACCCCGCCGGGGCTGCGGATGAGGTCATCAATTGTTTCCATCCTGACACTATGATTTTAACTGCTGGCCTTAAGCGCGGCATACGCCGAAACTATATCGGCCAGCTCATAAAGATGTCTTTCGGCGGTCCAATCAATTTGACCGTCACCCCTAATCACCCGATACTTACCGATAGAGGATGGGTTGCCGCTGGTAAGATCGTAAAAGGCGACAATCTGATTCACAGCCGCATCGCTAATGACCGGGAAATGCGGTCCAGTTCTGACGTAAATGATGGATACATTAGCGCACAAGAGCTTTATGATTCTGGAAAGAATTTGCGTCTTGTCGCTGGGTCGAGTGGTGTAGTTGTGAACTTCCACGGCGAGGTGGTCACAGAGCAAGTCGATATTGTATCCTTCAACGGCAGCTTGCGGGATCGGATGAAAACCTTTGGCAATCAACTTTTCGGCCAATTCGGATTCACCCATGCCGATATAGTTTCCGGTCGATTGCTGGCGAACAGAATGCTCGGATTGAGCAATTCTATTTCTGCCGATTTTGCGGATTGCTTCATGAGCATTTCTGGCTCTGGCAATGCGTTGACTTTCAGTCATCAAGGCAGCGGACCTCTTGTTGCCTTCGGAAACACTCAAACGCGGAAGGCCAAGCTCTTCAAAAATGGTATAAACCATAGCCCTAGAAAGATTGAGTTTTTGAGCGATGCTGTTGACGGTATGCCCAGTATCGAACAGTTCTTTGGCGAAAGCGTAATTGCTAACTCGAATTGCCTTCCATCTAACAGCAACAGGGCCTTCGAGCTTCTTGAATGCACTTCTATCGAGACGTTCCATTATGATGGTCCTGTGTATAATTTTGAGAGCGATACAGGACTACTAATAAGCAACGGCATAGTCAATCATAATTGCCGGTGCGCGCTCGGTTACATCATTGACGAAGAAGCCTTCGAGGCCATGTTGTGATTTCCATCAACCAATGATATATTGCCATCATGCCTAGCCCCGGTCCGACCGAAAGCGAAGACGAATTTCTCTCCCGTTGCATGAGCGACGAGGAAGCTATGGCCGATTTTCCTGATGAAGATCAGCGATATGCCGTGTGCATTTCCAAGTGGGAAGGCAAGGCAGACGGATTCTCACCGACCGAGGCTATGGCACGCGAAGCCGAGCGCGGCCTTGCATGGCGCGAAGAGTTTGGCCGTGGCGGCACCGAGATCGGAGTTGCACGCGCACGCGACATTAAGAACCGCCGTAATCTCTCGCTCGATACCGTTAAGCGGATGAAGTCTTATTTCGCCCGCCACGAAGTAGACAAGCAAGGCCAAGGATGGTCTCCCGGTGAAGATGGATACCCTTCCGCAGGGCGCATAGCCTGGGCCTTGTGGGGCGGTGATCCGGGCAAGTCATGGGCGAACAAGATCGTTGACCGCGAAAGCTCCAATGAAGGCGACAAGTTCATGGACGAATCAATCCAGCACAAGAATTTCTCGCTCACCCTCAAGCGAGAGCCTGATCAGGATGGCGTCTTTGAAGGATATGCCTCCGTCTTCGGCGTAGTCGATCAAGGCATGGATGTGGTCGAGCGCGGTGCCTTCCGCAAATCGCTCGGTGCCCGCAAGGTCAAGATGCTTTGGCAGCACGATATGTCTCAGCCCATCGGGGTCTGGGATGAAATCTATGAAGACGAACGCGGCCTCTTTGTCCGTGGCCGCTTGCTTAAGGAAGTCGAGAAGGGCCGCGAGGCTATGGCGCTTCTTCGCGCCGGGGCTATCGACTCCATGTCCATCGGCTATCGCACCGTCGAGGCCACGATGGAAGGTGATGGTCGGGTCCGCAAGCTCATGGAGCTTGATCTGTTCGAAATCTCCCTAGTCACCTTCCCGATGCTTCCCGATGCCAAGGTGACGAACGTTAAGAGTGCGGAATCCATCCACACAGAACGCGATTTTGAGAAGTTCCTGCGTGATGCAGGATACTCTCGCAAAGAGGCCGTGGCTCTTACCCTCCACGGATTCAAGGCCCTACTGAAACAGCGAGACGCTGGCGAGGAAGTGGCAGTAACCGAGGGGCTTGATACCCTCACGGAAAAGCTGACAAAACTCAAAGGTGTATTCAATGTCAGAGGAAATCAAGAAGGCAATCGGCGCGGTTGACGCGCTTCACGCCGGATTCGAAGAGTTCAAGAAGGCCAACGATGAACGGCTTGCCCAGATCGAAAAGAAGGGCTCCGCCGATGTCGTGACCGAGGCGAAGCTCCGCAAGATCGAGGAAGACCTCGAAAAGGCTCAGAAGATTGCCGACGAAGCCGTGCTTGCGGCGAAGCGTCAGTCGCGTGTCGTGACCGATGAGAACGGCAATGTTCTCGACTTCGACCGCAAGGCCCAGGAATGGGCTTCCATGAATGCCCGCCGTCGCGGTGCCGTGATCGGCTCCTTCGGTTCCGCCGACATGGAAGGCTACAAGGCCGCGTTCGACACCTTCCTCCGCAAGGGCGAAGAGGTCATGGGCGTCGAGGAGCGCAAGGCTCTCTCGGTCGGTGCCGATCCCGATGGCGGTTATGTGGTCAACCCGGACCTCTCGGGCCGTATCGTTATGAAGGTTTTCGAATCTTCCCCGATGCGTGCCTATGCTTCGGTTCAGGTCATCTCTACCGATGCTCTCGAAGGTCTATTCGATCTGAACGAAGCCTCTTCCGGTTGGGTTGGTGAAACGGACTCCCGCGCCGAGACCAACACGCCGCAGCTCGGCAAGTGGCGCATTCCGGCTCATGAGCTTTATGCGAAGCCCAAGGCGACGCAGAAGCTTTTGGACGATGCCTCGATCAACATGGAAGCATGGCTTGCCTCCAAGGTTGCCGAGAAGTTCGCCCGCGACGAAGCCAACGCCTTCGTGGTCGGCAACGGCGTCAACAAGCCGCGCGGCTTCCTCACCTATGCCTCGGGCACCACGCTTCCGGGCACCATCGAGCAGTTCCCCACGGGCGCTTCCGGCGCTCTGGCCTCTGCCCCCGATGGCGGTGATGCGCTCATCAATGCGCTCTATGGCCTAAAGCAGCAGTATCGTGCTAACGCCACTTGGTTCATGAATCGCGCAACCACGAAGCTGGTTCGCAAGGCCAAGGATTCCGATGGCGCTTACATCTGGTCTCCCGGCATTCAGGCCGGTCAGCCAGCCACGCTGCTCGGCTATCCGGTTGCGGCCTTCGAGGACATGCCCGATCCGGCTTCGAACTCGCTCTCCATCGCCGTTGGCGATATGCGCGAGGCCTATCAGATCGTGGACCGCCTCGGCATCCGCACGCTTCGTGACCCCTACTCTGCCAAGCCCTACGTGGAGTTCTACACCACGAAGCGCGTGGGCGGCGATGTGGTGAATTTCGAAGCCATCAAGCTGGTGAAGCTCGGCTCGTAACAATCGGGGGGCGGTTTAATCCGCCCCCTTCCTCAATCAAGCGCATAAGGAACTCAATCAATGCGTGACCTCAAGTCTAATATCCAGATCGTTCATCTGGGGGCCATTACCCTGTCCGGCACCACGCCGGGAGCCTCCGCTTGGGTTGATACCCGTGGCTTCGATAGCGCCGCCATCGTTCTTCATACGAACACGGTGACGGATGCTGGCGATACGGCGGGCTTCACCTTCACGGCCCAGCACTCGGACACGACTGCGGCTTCCGGGGCTTCGGCTCTTGTCGCCGCCGATACCACAGATGGCACGTTTGCTCTTTCCGTGACGGCGGATACCGATGACAACAAGTGCATCGGCGCGGTGGGCTATCGCGGTGCCAAGCGGTATCTGCGCCTCAATGGCGTGGGCACCACGGGCACCAATGCTTCCGTGACCGTCTATGCCATCGTGAGCCACGACGCTCAGGCCCCGGCGACTTTCGTCGGTTCCTCGGTGGCTGCTACCTAACGACTCTAAGGGGCGGCTCCATTGGGGTCGCCCTACCATCCGAAATGAACGGAGTTCGAAATGCCACAGAATACGACGATCAACACCACGGCTAATGCGTGGGTTCAGCTTACCGACGCAAACGTGCCAGCAATCACGTTTCAGAACGTCGGTTCCAATCACATCCTTATCAAGGCCACGGTCGGCGCGGTGACGCCAACGAGCACGGCGGGTTCTATTCGCTATAATCCTGGCCAGGGTGAGCGCAACACGCTCCTTTCTGATTTGTTTCCCGGCTTGAGCGGAGCTAATCGAGTTTATGCCTACGCCACGGAAATCGTTCCGGTGGTTGTGTCTCATGCGTAAGCTAGTCTCGCCTATCAGCGGGATACGCTCTCCATTCGGCCCGCCGAGCGTTGGCGGTGCCGGTGGCAATGGCGCGATTTACCTTCTCGGAACGGAAGACAACGGCTTCGCGATTGACTTCTTAACTGATTCATATGCCTTGAGAAGGCTCGATGCGCTTGATCTCATTGGTGCGGAGCCTCAAGGCTTTGCGATGGACTACATCTCCAACACCTACGCGGTGAGGACTCTCTAATGCCGACAACAACTGGCAATGCAACGCAGCTAATTACCTTCTCGCGCGGCTCCCTCGCCACCGTGACGGACGCGGATGGCCGCATCAAGTGGGCTCCGCATAATCTGCTGCTGGCGAGCGAGCAGTTCGACGCGAGTAGCTGGGTAAAGACCAACGTAACGGTTGCTGCAAATAGCATCGCAGCGCCAAATGGCACGACCACGGCTGACAAGTTGATTGCGACTAACACCTCCGGCGTTCACAGAACGTATCAGACTGGCTTCTTGGGAGTTTCCAAGGCCGGGGTAATATACGCGCGGGCTGCTGAGTATAATTTTATTTCCATCGGGCAGACCACCGGTGATTATGCAGTGGTCAACTTGACAACCGGCGCCGTAACTCAAAGCTCCGGTACTATTCCGGCTCCTGTTTCGGTTGGCAGCGGTTGGTGGCGCATTGAAATCGCAAATACCACGGTCGACTATGTTCTATCCGTTGTAGACACCGGCACATTCACTGCTGACCAATATGGCTCCAAGACGTTTACAGGCGACAACACCTCTGGTGTATATGTCTGGGGCGCCCACCTCTACCGCTCCGACCTCGGCGGCATGCAAGCGAATGCCTCTGCCTATCCGCTGTATAACCCGAGCACGCCGAAGAACATCTATGGCTACAGCGAGGCGTTCGACAATGCCGCGTGGGACAAAAATGTTGTTACGATACCGGGCGCAAAAGTTTCTGCGCCCAACGGCTCTATTTCGGCGCAGACGATCACCGCTAACGCTGGGTCGGGAGTAATCCCTCGTATCGGAAGCACGTCACCGCCGTCGATCACCGATACCAAGTACACGGCGTCAATCTACGCCAAGGCCGGAACATATAGTTTCGTCCAAATCTACATTAACGGCCAAGCGACAGAGTGGGCCAATTACACGCTCTCAGGGGCTGGAACCGCCACCGCAAATGGTGCATGCACCGCTTCGATTACTGCCATTGCAGATGGGTGGTATCGGATTTCTATAACGTACACGGCAGCGTCTACTGGTCGTTATCCGTTGTACATGCTTGCCGCAAGCGCCACGGCAACTCGCGCTCAAACGTGGAGCCCGGTTGGCACCGAGAGCGTCAGTTTCTGGGGCGCGCAGCTCTCCGACAGCGCCTCCCTCGACCCCTATGTAGGCTCCTACGGTGCCGCTCCGTCTGCTGCTGCCGCGCATGGGCCGAGGCTGGACTATGATCCGGTGACGCTGGCTGCGAGGGGGCTTCTCGTTGAGGAGACGAGGACTAATCTGGCGACTTACTCGGAAGATTTCACAAACTGGTCGAGCGGAGGTGGCGGCACGACTGTAAATGCGAATGGTGCGATTGCTCCATCTGGCGTGCAAACAGCAGATGAAATTGTTGCCTCTGCTTCAAATGCCAGTCGCAATCGTGCCGCTACTACAACTATTGTGGCACAGCACACTCTTTCGTTCTGGGTGCGGTCTGGTACTGCTACTGCGCTTCGCTTCGGGCTAAATAATGGTTCATGGATAGCTGCTACCACCGCTGTTGTTTCTGGTAGCGGTTCAATTACTGGCACCGACTTGATGACGATGACGGGGCTGACTACTGGGTGGACAAAGGTAACTCTCACCACGTCGTCATCCGTAGCGGCTGGCACGACCACAATTTATTTTTATCCGGGACCGTCATCTCAGACGGCAGGTGACAGTGTTTACGTCTGGGGCGCCCAACTCGAAGCCGGAGCCTTCGCCACCAGTTACATCCCGACAGCCGCTTCTACCGTCACCCGCAACGCCGATGTGGCGAGCGTGGCAACCAGTCAGTTTCCGTACTCGGCGAGCGAGGGGACGGTGGTGGTCAGCGCCGCGTCTGTTCTGACGGGTGGAGCTGCTGGTGCCGCGCAATACTCGATGGACGATGGCAACGGTGGTTACGACAACTACCGCGTGATGTACTATAACTATGTGGTTGGCGACCTGATTGTACAGGAAAACAACAACAGCAACAATTTTGTCGCGAATACTACTATCTTAAACGGCGCATCAAATACGCTTTTTACCGGGAAAGCAGCTTACGCTTACGCCACGGGATCAGCAGCAGCGTCTGTAAACGGTGCAGCGGCGACAACACTGAGCACAAGTGGATCACCCACACCGGGTTTAACAAGGCTTGGCATCGGTGCGGATTACGGACCTAGCTCAAGTGGGTCCGTAGCTGGTCAGCAGTGGATACGGCAGATCACTTACATCCCTCGCCGCCTGACCAACGCCGAGTTGCAGCAGAGGACGAGCGCCTAATGGCCCGCAAAGTGATCGACATAACAGGGCAGCGGTTCGACATGCTGACGGTGCTTGAGTTCGTAGGACTTAAGAACCATAGAGCTAAATGGCTCTGCAAGTGCGACTGCGGCAACACGAAAGTCTTGAATGGTGTTGACCTTAGACGCGGGAACTCCGGCTCTTGTGGGTGCCGCACACGCCAGAAGACGCTTGAGCGGTCAATCACGCATGGTGCGACAAGGAACGGTGACTTCCTTGGCGCTTACCGTTCGTGGCGGTCCATGAAGCAACGCTGCGACAATCCCAAGGCGGTCAACTATGACCGATATGGTGGCATCGGCATTAGTTACTGTGAGGCGTGGGCAAGCTTTGAGGCTTTTTATGCCGACATGGGTGACAGGCCGGAAGGCGGTTCGCTTGACCGGATTAACCCGCACCTCGGATACAGCCCCGATAATTGCCGCTGGATACCCAATAACGAGCAATCGCGGAACCAGCGCAAAACTGTCCGGGTAGTGCTGGATGGGGAAGAGATGATCCAAGCCGACGCCGCACGACGGCTCGACATTCATTCCTCGCAAATCCTTCAGTGGCGCAGACGGCCTGACTTGATGCCAGCCACTCTTAGCAATCGCCTCCAACTCCAGTCGAGGACCGCATAATGGACCTGATGTACCGCGCCACCGACAAGGCAGCATGGGATGCCTATGCAGCCATCGTCAGCCTCACTTCTGACGGGCAGCCTCTGGGCTGTTATATCGACTGTATAGGCCAGATAGTCACAACCCCCGCTGTCATTGACCCCGAGACGGGCGATGTGGTGTCCCCCGCTGTCGTGGATGAACACTTCCACGTGAACGTCCGCCTCACGCAGATCGCCGGACCCATGCCCGATCCGGTGCCCGAGGACTACGTGCAGCAGGGCCACGATCCTGCCGTGCTTGCCCAAGGCGGACCCGGTGTTGAGTGGATTGATCCCGCTTCCGTAGACAACCCCCGGCGCATCTGGGCGGGGGGGATGAGTTATTGGGTGCCGGGAGTGTAAACATTGGCCCAGACGCGGTTCAGTGGCCCGGTAAAGTCCGATAATGGCTTCATCTTCGGCACCACGCCGGAGGTGGGGCCTTTGGCGCTTGGGCAGATGGCGTGGTCTGTGCAGGACGGCACATTTGATGTAGGCCTCGAATACGGGGTCTCAATGCAGGTTGGGCAGGAAACATATGCCCGGGTCCAAAACAGCACAGGCTCCTTGATACCAAAAGGCACTGTTGTTGGTTTTGCTGGCGTTGGTGCAAACAACGTACTTCTTGTTACACCGTATGTCGCAAACGGAACTGTGCCAACTCTCTATATTCTCGGGATCATGGCACATGATCTCCCGGATACCGGGCAAATTGGTTATTGCACCGTATGGGGGCATGTCAGCGGGATAAACACCAATTCTTTCAACGCTGGTGATGTTCTTTATGCAAACCCATCGGTTGCTGGTGGCTTAACGAATGTAAAGCCAACTGCCCCAAGCGCGGTTGTTCCTATTGCTGCTGTTCTTGAGAAGGGCGTGACCAACGGAGAGATCTTCGTAAGACCGACAATTGAACAGCAGAAATATTACGGTGTCTTCACTTACAAGGGCGCTGCACAAACACCAAGTGCAATCTACACCCCAAAAGCTGTAGTGCTTGACACGACAGAGGTCTCGAATGGTGTCTCGATTGGTTCCCCTGCATCAAGAATCGTTATAACGGGCAGTGGGCTTTATAAGTTTGATTTCTCTCTTCAGATTGAGAGTGGCTCTGCTTCCGGCAAAAAGCTTTGGATTTGGCCGAGAATAAACGGAAACGATGTCGCTGACAGCAATTCTGAGACAACGGTCAGCGGATCCGGAACTGTTCTCGTTCCTTCTTGGTCTTGGACGCTTTCGATGAGTGCCGGTCAGTATTTTGAACTGATGTTTGCTGGGGATAGCACAGACATAAGCATCACCACCAAAGCCGCGACAACCGGGGCAAACGGGGGTCCGACATTTGCAAGGCCCGCAGTGCCGGGTGTTATATTGGATGTAATTCAGGTGCAACAATAGTTGCGGGGTTTTAAAAATGGCCAAGACACAAGCATGGCAGCGCAAAGAGGGCAAAAACCCAAAAGGTGGTTTAAACGCTAAAGGCCGCGCGTCATACAATCGTGCAAACCCCGGAAAGCCGGGGCTAAAGGCTCCGCAACCTGAAGGCGGTTCGCGCCGTGATTCTTTCTGTGCCCGCATGAAGGGCATGAAGAAGAAGCTGACATCTACTAAGACGGCAAAGGATCCCAACAGCCGTATCAACAAGTCCCTTCGGGCGTGGAACTGCTGACATGGGGCGCACCAACGAGGCACTGTGGTCTAGGGCCAAGGCAGAAGCCAAAGCCAAGATGGGCGGCAAGCACTCCGCGAGAGCGATGCAGCTTGCTGGGAAGATCTACAAGGATCGTGGTGGTGGTTACACCGGGCCGAAAACAAAGGCTCAGAAGTCCATGACCAAATGGACAAGGGAAGAATGGGGCACAAAGAGCGGCAAGCCGTCTGGGAAGACAGGTGAACGCTACCTCCCCAAGAAGGCGCGTGAGGCCCTCAGCCCCGCAGAATACGCTGCCACAACCCGCGCAAAGCGTGAAGGCACAAGGGCAGGCAAACAATTTGTCAAGCAACCAAAGAAGATTGCGGCGAAGACCGCCCGGTTCCGGTGACAGAAGTGAACGAGAGAATTGAAATTTCGGTTGCCCGCATGGAAGTTCAAGTTGAGCGGCTAGAAAAAGACATGGCCGAGATGAAGGATGACGTAAAGGCAATTCGTGCCACGCTTGATAAGGCAAGTGGCGGGTGGAAGATGCTGCTCGTTGTCGGCACTATTTCGGCTGCTATTGGAAGTTTTGCAACAAAGGTAATGACATTATGGCCTTTCGGGCGCTGATTGCTACGGCTTTTCTCCTTTTCGCGACTGTACCTTCCTTCGCACAGGAATGCTACAATCTCGACAGGTTTAGCGAGGCCGTAAAGGCGGTTAATGCTTCTGTGCTTGTTTCGAATGCGAACGCAAGCAAGAAGGTTATCGCCAAAGTAAACGAGAACAGGATGGCTGCTGGCAAGCAGCCCGTGGATGGCAAGCTTATCGCCATCTCTCTTGTTCAGAAGAGCCCCACTGAAATCGATGTGATTGCGGCAATTTTCGATCAGAATGGCTGTGTGATTCAGGACACGGTTGCCGTCATGACACTTCCTCAGTGGGCTTCGTTTGCCAACACCGCTGGTGTCACTGCGGATGACTTCTTCCTCCTACAGGGTGCCTGATGCAGTTCAGCAAGTCATCCTTGTCAAAGCTTAAGGGCGTGCATCCTGACTTGGTGCGCGTTGTTATGCGTTGCGCCAAAGACTGGAAAGACAAAACGTTTACATTTGGCATCACTTGCGGGGTTCGTACAGTCGAAGAGCAGAGGGTCCTTGTGAAGAAGGGTGCCTCCAGAACAATGAATTCCCGTCACATTCCCGCGAAGAATGGCTTCAGCCATGCTGTGGATGTGGTCGCCATGATTGACGGGAAGGCAAAGTGGGACTGGAATCTGTACATAAAGATTGCAAATGCAATGAAGGATGCGGCCATTGTGGAGAATGTCCCTATCGTTTGGGGAGGAAGCTGGAAGCTGCTAAACTCTGTTAAGGGGCAGATTTCTTCGGCTCACCTTAGCCGAACATTCCCCGATGGACCGCATTTTGAGTGCGACAGAAAAGTTTACCCCGGTAACAAATAGGAAACGAAAATGAACAAGCAGTCTATTCTCGGTATCGTTCGGCACATCCTCACCTTTGCCGGTGGTTATGTTGCCGCCAAGGGCATTGCCGATCAGGCGATGGTCAATGAAGCCATTGGTGCCATCATGACAATCGTTGGTATTGCGTGGTCTGTCGCTGACAAGCGTTCTGCCTGATGTACGAAGCCGCTTTCCTTATCGCCATTGTGGTTGGTTTGGCAATCGGCACTTATTTCGTGGCGCAGAGCCCTGCCTTCTGGGTGGGGCTCGTTTCTCATGTGTTTAAAGGTTTAGCTCCTATCATCACAAAGCGCATGACCCCTGAGCAGGAAAAGGCTTGGCGTGATTGCCAGCGCCGTGGCGGAAGATGGGACCCGGTAAAGAAGCGGTGTGACAAATGGCGATGAGTCGTGGGAACATGGGCAAGCAGATCACTCGACCCGGCAAGGTCAAGAAGGTGATGAAGGAGTTCAAGGCAAAGACCTTGAAGTCCAGTTCTGGCCAGCGCGTTACAAACCCGAAGCAGGCCATTGCTATTGCCCTTAGCGAAGCGCGTAGGCCTCGCCGTCCGCGCCGTGCGAAGAGGATTTCCAAGTGAGCAAGAAAAAGGTAACTGCCCCGCTTACATATAACCCGGGCAAAGGTCGCCCGAAGGAGTATCTTGCATACCTGAATTGGCAGGAGATGCAGGAGCTTCAGCGCATCAATGGCGGGAACATGGAGCGGGGTCCGAGAGGCCTCCCGTCCTTTGCCGATGACAGCGCGTCCTCAAAGGGCGTTTCTCGCGGTGGTCAGGGTGCCGTAGGGTCAGGATCGACAAAGACCAGCACCGGGTCTGTCAGCAAGTCGAGCAGTTCCTCCAAGACAACAAGCTCAAATAAATCTGGACCCGGTTCCACTGGCGGCTCAAAGACCGCCAAGTCATCCACTTCTATAGGTGGTGGTGGAGGTGGTGCCGGTAGGGATAGCTCCCGTGGCCTCGGTGTTGGCGCTGGGGGCTCCGCTATTGGCCGTGGTGGTGGCGGTGGCAAGGGCGGCGTTGGTGGGCAAAAGTCTTCGACCCAGAAGGCTGGGATGAATGCCCGTGACGCGCAGTTTAAACAGATTGCGGAAAGCACACGCGCTTCTGCGGCACTCAAGAAGTCTCCTGCGGCGGGTTCTGATCTCACAAGGGGTGGCATCAAGACTTTGAATGTCGGCCCTATGGGCACCCCTGTTAATGTCAAGACGGGGCAGACCTCTGGCCAGATTAAGGGTGCCATCAGTAGGGTTGCTCAGACGCCTGTAAAATCCCCAATGGCTGGTCAGGGAGCAAGCTTTGGCTCCACTCTTGACGCGAGGATCGACACATTCCAGCGCATCAATGACGCCAGACTGGCTACAAAAAAGGTGTTTGAGGGCACAACTCCCCGAGCCCCTCAGGGCGTTTTTGGACCCCGCGTTCCTGCTGGGACAGGATATCTCCGCACGGCAACGATGCCCGGGATGATCACAACTGGGATGACATCTCCCTATTCCGGTGTTGCCCCGCCCCGCTTTAACGCGGAGCAGACATTGCGTGCCTACGAGGCCGAGAAGAGAGCCTCCATTAAGGACCAGAGCCGGTTGCCGTCTGCGTCCCCAACTCTCCCTTCCCTGAGCCGTCCTGCATATGGAGCAACTGGTCTGTCTTCTTTGAGCCGTCCTGCTTATGAATCTGCCGGGTTGGCATCTCTTGCAAGGCCCGCCTATGAAGCGCGGACCCCTTCTGCTTATACCGGATATGGCAGTTCAAATCTCCCCAAGCCGCCACCGGGCGAAACTGTTTTGTCGAACAGGCTCCCGGAAAGACTGTCTGACATTGGCGCACCTCCTTATGCAGGAACGGGCGGATATCCATCTATGCCCGTTTCAGCAGATTCTGTTGTAATTAAGGGATTCACTCCGAATATAAGGGTCAGCGAAACTCCTCCTTACGCTGGCACTGAGAAGGTTTTGAGTGTTGAAAGTCTCCCTAGCGAACCTCGCCCGGGCTATAGTCGCGTCACAAACATCTTCGCGACGAACCCAAGGACGCTCACGGGTGATCTTCGCCAAATGGCCACTGAGGGCTATGAAAAATTCAGGCCGGGTATGGAAGACACCGCCGCTGGTGTGCCGGGTCCCGAAACGCCCACGACTGACTTTGTCGGTGAATATCCCCGTGTCGATACGAAGGAAAAGATCTCTCCGCTTGGACCCCGGTCTTATGATACGCCTTATCCCACGGATGAGTACGGCACCCCAATCCAGAATGTGTCTGCCGACGATCTCGCAAAGATCAGGACGCGGCGCAGGGGTGAGGAGTATGTGCCGACTCCTCAGGAGAAAAACGCCATCAGGGCTGGCAAAATTGTCACGCGAGTTGTTACAAGCCGAATCCCCGGCCTGAACAAGGTGATCAACACAGAAGAGAAGATGAAGGATTTCTACTCCCGTCCGTCTTGGGAGCAGGAATA